AAGTATTTATGTATTCACTATGCGAATAGTAATGCAGCGAATATTTTGTCTGTGTTAATGATTGAAGATACTATCTACAATGGATAAAAAATGTATCATAAATTGATTACAGCAGCGGCAACTGAACCGGTTACCGCTGCTAATACAAAACTCTACACTCGAATTGTCGGTAGTACTGAAGATGATTTGATTGATACCTGGATTGCAGCAGGCAGAAAGTTGGCAGAGGATTTTCAGAACAGAGCTTATATTACTCAAACCTGGGAATTGTATTTTGATTGCTTTCCACCTTCACCTTTTAATTTACCACGGCCTCCTTTGGTGTCTATTACTTCGATTAAGTATTATGATACCGATGAAACCGAGTATACTGTAAGTTCAGATGATTACATTGTCGATACCTGTGAAATTGGAAGAGTAAGTTTGCAACATGGTGGTACATGGCCTTCAACTACTCTTAGACCGGTTAATGGTGTGATAGTGAGGTTTGTTGCTGGATATGGTGCTGCGGCTGATGTTCCAGAGTCGGTGAAAGATGCTATTTACTTGTATTGTGCTTATCGATATGAAAACAGAACAGGTGAGTACAAAGAAATACCAAAAGCGTTTTATGACATACTTAGACCGGAGAGGGTTTGGAATTGCTAAAAAGGGTACCGCGAAAGAGTTTGGCTTCGGAATGTAGGCACTATGTGGCTATTGAAGAGCGAACAAATGTATCTGATGGTGAAGGAGGTTTTACTGAGACCTGGGCAACGGTATCTGGTTATAGTAGTGTACCTGCTGCTATACTGCCGATAAGAGCGCAACAGAAACTTGAATACCGGTCGATTAATGTAAACGCAACTCACTATATAAAGTTTCGTGGTGAGATTACACTTGTAGAATCGGAGAATAGAATAAGTTTTGATAGCAGGGTGTTTGAGATACTAACAGTTGAAAACTTTCAGGAACGTGATATCATGAATTTTTGTGTGTGTAAGGAGCGTAGAGATTGAAAACAATTAAAGTAGGTAATACTCAGTTATCATTATATGCTGACGAAATTTTTAAGGAATTTGATAAAAAAGAATTGCTTAACAGAAAAAAAGCTGGATTGTTTTTAACACGACGGCTTAGAAAAGCTGTAAGTGGCAGGGGTGTATCGTCTCCGGGTGGTTTGCCGAGTCAAAAATCTGGTAACTTGTATAAAAGTATGGGAGTGAAAACAACAAAAGGTAGACAAATCTTAGTTGGAGCAAAAAAAGGAAAAGGCTCACATGCTCATTTAGTTGAATTCGGTCATGAGCCAGACAAAGAGCAAACCAAAAGACCATATTTTCAAAAAACATTTGATAAAAACAAAGAGATTACAAAAGATATACTTAATGAGAGTTGGGAATAATGTTTGAAGCTTCATTAATAACACTTTTAGCTGCTGATTCAGCATTAACAACACGTATAACAACGTTTGGTGCAAGTCCAGCGATATTCTCAGATTATGCACCGGAAGAAGCTGAGTTGCCGTATATAGTGTTTGATATTGAAGAAAATGAAACCGATTCATTAATTATAGATCAATTTGACATTGAAGTAGATATTTACGGATTGAGAACGGCTGCAAAAACTATAAGAGAAATAGTTGAAAGAGTGGTTTTTGTTTGTGACCGTACTATTATCACCAGTGATAGCCGATTTACTACAATCCGATTATATAGAGAGGGTAATAGATTAGAACCAGTAAACAATAGTAAAACAACCTGCTATACCGTGCGATTGTCTGCAAGAGGTACACGGAAAAAGTGGGCTGATACAATTTCAAGATAAACAGGAGGTCTTAAATGGCTAGACATCATGGTATAACTGGAACCACATACAATAATTTGATTATTGATAGTGGTGCGGTTTATACAGGTTTTACGGGCTTTGCTTCTTTAGGTACGCTTATAGGAGCTACTAAGGGAGGTAATAGTTTTGTAATTGAACAGGAAGTAAAAGAAATGGAAGCAGACGGAGCTCATGGACCGGTCGAGGGGTCAAGGCGTGTTGTGCGTGTTGCTGCAAAACTAACGTGTAATTTTTATGAACAATCGTTGACTAATTTAAAACGATCAATTCGATAGTAATTTTGAATTATCTTTTGCAGACAAAGAAGAGGGTGTAATTCCGGTAACATTTACGGCTCATTTTGATCCGTCAGATTTAGATACTGAACCGTGGACAATTTACTGGCCGAGTGCTTAATAAAAGCGTATAGGGGGTTTTATGTCAGGATATTTAATCAGAAAATTAACCCGGAGAGATCGAAAAACTCTAACCGGGTTAATTTTAAAATTTGTTAAAAAAACTGGGAGAAACGAGCTTGTTGGTATGGTTCCTTCAAGCGATAAGAAAGAAGAGGTTTCAGAAGAAAAAGAAACTGAAAACGTTTTAAGTATGTCAATGGATGTGCTTAAGGATATGCTGGATGTAATTGAAACCGATGTAACTGTATGGTTTGCTGATCTAATTGGTGTTACTGTTGAGGTATTTGATGATCTTGATTTTGATATAGAGATCGATATAATAAGTCAATTAGTTACATCTGAAAAGTTTAAATCTTTTTTCTTAAAGGGCTTGCAGTTGCGCAAACAGATAGGCGACTTTGCAAGCCGGTTCAAGAGCTAGAAGATAGTGTCCGGTTTTATGATAGATTGTCTGTTGATGAATTCAATTGTTTAGAATACAACACTTTATTGTTTCGAGGGGAGTATTTGCAGAAACAAAAAGACGAAAACTTTAAAAACCAGTTAATCGCGGCTTCGTTTACTGCATGGCAGATGTTGGCTTCACAAGGCTTAAAAGATAACTGGAGAAGATATTTAAAGAAGTTGAATTTGATTGATGAAGTAAAAGTAACTAAAGAGCAGTTGAAGAAAGAAGTTGAAAACGCAATGGGAAACGTACAACGATTAGTTAAGAAAGCGAAAAATGGCTAAAGAACTTTTTAGTTTATTCGGGATTGTTTCGATTAAGGGCGTAAATAACGTTGTTAATGGCGTGAACAAGGTCGAGAAGGAAATTAAAAAGACACAACGACAGATTGCTAATTTCGGTCGTCAGGTTGGAGCTGTGGGACAAAAACTTACTAAGACGCTTACTGTACCATTGGGAATTGCTGCGCTTGCTGTAACTAAATTTGGTGCTGATTTTGAAAACGCAATGACGAAATCAACCGCTATAATGGGAGATTTGTCTGATGAAATGCGTGGAAAAATGGAAAAGGCTGCGCGGCAAGTCGCTTTAACTTCTACGCACTCAGCAAAACAAGCTGCTGATTCCTATTTTTATCTTGCAAGCGCAGGTTTAGACGCTGCAAAATCAATACAAGCGTTGCCAATGGTTGCAAGTTTCGCTCAGGCTGGAACGTTTGATTTGGCTTTGGCTACTGATTTGTTAACTGATGCTCAAAGCGCATTAGGATTGTCTTCACAAGACACCGCTAAACACATGAGCAATATGGCTCGTGTATCTGATGTATTGGTAAAAGCAAATACACTGGCGAACGCAACGGTACAACAATTTTCTGAGTCGCTTACTAATAAAGGTGGTGCGGCTTTACGATTGTTAAATAAAGATATCACAGAAGGTGTTGCCGTTTTAGCCGCTTATGCCGATCAAGGAAACAAAGGAACCAGAGCTGGAGAGTCTTTAAACATTGTTTTAAGGGATCTGCAAAAAGCAAGCATTAATAATCGCAAGGCTTTTGATGAGGCTGGGGTAAGTGTTTATGACGCTTCGGGCAATATGAATAATATGGCAGATATTGTTGGTGATCTTGAAAAAAGGTTTAAGGGAATGTCTGATGAACAAAAACGAGCTGAGTTAATGACACTTGGGTTTACCGATAAGTCTGTCTCTGCGACTATGGCGTTATTAGGAACTTCAGACGCTATAAGGAGATATCAAGCTAGCCTTGAAGATGCGGGCGGTATAACCAATGAGGTAGCGCAAAAACAATTAAAAAGTTTTACTGCACAATTATTGTTATTGAAAAACAAACTAATTGATGTTGCAATTGATTTTTCAAAAATGTTATTGCCGGTATTAAAAGATCAGGTAATACCTGTTGTTGACAAAGTAGCAAAGGGTATAAAAAAAATAAGCAGTTGGTTTACCGGAATGTCTTCTGGAATGCAAAAAACAATTGTCGGCTGGATTGCTTTGGCCGCTGCAATTGGACCTGTGTTAATGCTTGTGGGTAAGGCAATTATTATTTCAAAGGGATTAATTACAACAATCTTGTTGTTAAAAAACGGAATGCTTGGGCTTAATATTATAATGAGTGCTAATCCTGTCGGCGCTGTGATTGCTGCGTTTGCTGCTTTAACTGCGGTTGGGATATATTTGTATAACAATTGGGATGACTTAAAAGTAAAATTTATTAATGTGTGGGGAATGATAGTATATCATGCTAAACAATCAACTTCAGTGATTAAAGAACAGTTTTATAAAATCGTAGCTGCATCAACTGAGATGATTGCTAATATGACAAAAAACATTCCTTTTGTGGGTAAGGCGGTAAAAAATCTATCAGGAAACTATAAAGAGCTTGCAAGGGCTGAAAAACAAGCACGACTTGAACAACAAATGGCGTACTCGAAACAAAAATTAAAAATAGCTGCTGATAAAAAAGAAATAGAAGCCATTAAAG